ATTGACTTCGAGGTTAAGGGTTGAGTTCTTGTAAGCACCTGCTAGGTGGGCAATGACCCACGCAAACTGGTAGGTGTTCATTTCGGAAGTCGCAAACTCCGCAACCTGCTCCATACCGTCAGCGTAGCAACGGAACACTTGTATGCAGAAACGATCAGCCCAATCAGAACTGCCATAAGCAGGATCTGCACCAATGACGTAATAAGCCGTATCAACGGGTTCCTCCCACACCTTCAAGGTTGCCAGACGTTCTGTGGACTTCAGCACATCGGTGTCTACAAAGTTTGCGCCCATACCGTAGCGGTAGTAATCGCAGCCAATCTTCTTGGCTATCTTCATCATGTCCGTACAACGGGCGTTAGAGAAGAAGCTAGTACCCGTCATGATGAACGCATAGTCTTCAGTCGGCGGGAACTCCTGATACATCAAGGCATCGTCCTTAATGCCTTCATGCAGCTTCCAGCGCCACCAAGCCATCTGTCTGCTGTTGATCTCTACGTTGTAGAGTTTCTTAATATCCCGTGTCCATTCCTTCTCCTCTGGAGTTAACTTGCCATCCCAGTAGACTTTGTAGATCTGAGAGTCAGCATCGACGGAATAGAACTGGTTACGCCACCAGCCGCAGAAGATAGCCCGTTGGGTTTTGGCTTTCTTGGCAGTGACGTACATATCATGGAACATATTAAATCCACGCGCGGTGGACTCGAAGATGTACAGACGGTTGGGGTTTGTTTCTGCGAGAGAGGCCAGCAGTGAGGCTAGACCTTCTTCATCGCCCCACGACGAAGTTTCAGTTCCGTGTAGAAACGTGATGGCCTTACCGCGACCAAGGCTACCTTTAGCCCTGAGTCCAGCGACTTGATAAAAGAGGCGGCTGCGGTTCTTGAGTTGAAGCTGATTCCGGTTGTGGGCAATAAGCGGAATTCGCCACTCTTTTGGTAAACCTTCCATGTACATGGAGAGGGTTGACCGGAACATATCTCTGTTTTCTTCTGTGTCTGTGGTGAGTGTGCCTTGGAGTCCATTGTGTATAAAGTGCCAGTAAAGGTCGAGGGCAAGGGAGATAGTGGTGATACCCAACTGCCGCCCCTTCAAGATTACAAAGAAGTGGATGTCTTGCTGCAAGCCACTGGCAATCTCATCCATCACATAGGTCTGTGTGCCAAGCAGCGTATCCATCTTCTTCAAGCCCTGCTCTTTGGTTTCAATCTTTAACTGAGAGCAAAACTTGTAAAACTGCGCGAGATTAAATTTCATAACTTCCTTGAACGGATCAGTCGGCACTTCTCTCTGTCGGCATGGCTAAAGTCAGGACTAATCTCAGCTACCGTACAGTTCAACTCTGACCTTGGTCTGGCTTCTATTGCCAGCACTGCCATGTAGATACACAACATACCCACTATGGATACATAGATGTAAATTAAAAGGTGTTTCATTTCTTAGCGCCCATCCTCTCTTTATCAAATGCCTCTAAGTTCCATTCAGAGATACGCCGCCTGGCTTCAGGGTTCTTAGCCACCTTCAAGAGTTCTTTTGCCAAAACAGGGCTGTAACGGGTCTTCCATTCCGCAACCAAGTTACGCTTGTCATCAGGACGAATGGCTCTGATAGCACGACGCATCTCATCCCGCAAGATCCGGCGTGAGAGCAACAATTCCTCCTGATACCTGTCTTCAGGCGTAGGTGTGGGCATCCACCACCTTCTTCATGCGCGACAACTCCGACAAACACTCTGCCAAGAGGCCAGCAGAACGGGCTTGCTGCCGCCGCAACTCCATAATCAACTCAGCATGGTTCATACGACGTACCGCATCCCAGTAATCATCCTGCGCCATGTCCATATAGTCATCATGCAAATGCACAACCTTACTCATGTCATCCTCCATACCCTTATCCCATCCCCTTCCTTCCTAGCCGTAAACCGCCTGGCAAGGCGCTTACCCGCCCTCCAGTTCGCGTTCAACACCACCTGCATACTCACACCCACCAAAAAGAAGCTGTCACCGACCTCCATATCCTCATGCGGATACTTCCGAACAACCTTCTCCGATGGCAGAGCCACCCCCCTCTCCACCCTAATCCCCATAACTACTCCTGTCTGCATATACTGTCCTCCCGTCATAATCATGATAGGACAAAAAAGAACCCCGCACAAGGGCGGGGCTAAACGTTGCTCTCGCTTCAGAGAGCACAGCAAAGAGGTTGTTGGCGAGATGTTTTTCAGTCGAGCCGACTTGTCCGTATTCTTTCAACGGTGAGCTGATAGCTGTTACTCGTCACCAACACGACTGAGGACTGCTGCCTTACGAGCACGCTTAGTCACTAAGGACACTCCGCTGATCTCATTACCTTTAGTCCGGACTTTCCAGTAATAAGCCAATCCTCATGCGTGTTGCCCCTGACGGTTAGCACCCGCCAAGGGCGGCTGATCTCTCAGCACATTACTTCTAAGCAGGAAGTGCGTATAGATTAAACCAAACAATCACAGAAAAATAGAAAAATTTTATGGGGGGAGTTGGTTGGGGGGCGCGCCACTCCACCCCCACCTCGACCATCGGCTTGCCACAATGACACATAGCAGCCTGGCATCACTGCCCTAGATGTCCAAATGCTACCGATTCCCTATTGATTGACTGTCAGACCATGCCGAATCAGGCATCACGCGAGCGCATACGCAACGCATCAAGCAATACAAAACATTGACACCGATGAATGCCCCATTGCCACCAGGAATTGTTAAATCGGGAGAGGGCGGGATTTAACAGTGCTCTGACCCCAATTTCTTACTTACTTACGCTTAATCATATATTATTACCAGTATATTAAGTATATAGAATGATAAGATATATGCTATATATAATATATAGTTACAATCTATTGATAATACAAACTATATAGCAACAATCAATTTGCAATAATAATCTAATAGTCTAATATTCTACTCGTAGCACACATCAATTCCACCAGGGAGATTAGACAATGAAAGATTCCACCGCACTCATTCTCAGTTCACTTTGCGTAAATGCTCTTACGATTCTTGCTGTCATTAGCGGCTTGCCGATACCGGCTTGCGCTGTTCTATCGGTATCCGGCCTGGTACTAATTGGCGCTGGCTTTTATAACCTGGCAAACGATAACTAAGCGGAGATTAGACAAATGAATATCTATCAGGAAATTACCGATTCAATCATTGCAGAACTGGAAAAAGGCGCTGCGCCATGGGTAAAGCCTTGGAATGCGCCACAAGGCGCTGATAAAAACATTGTTTCGCAAAAGCCGTATCGCGGTATCAATCGCCTATTGCTGGCAATGGTAGGCGGTATTAAAGGCTATTCAAACCCTGCTTGGGGTACTTACAAGCAATGGGAAGGCATGGGCGGGAATGTCCGCAAAGGCGAAAAAGCCGCCAAAATCGTATTTTGGTCTAAGGCTACCAGTACAGACAATCTGACCGGCGAAAGCAAAGAATACGCATTCGCCAAAGCGTATTTCGTTTTCAATGTAGAGCAAGTCGAAGGCATTGATATTATCGTTTCTGAAGATAAACAGAATGACAATGCCAGGATTCAGAATTGCGAAGCCACTATCCAAGCCACTGAAGCCAAAATCATCCATGGCGGCGATACGGCCTGTTTTATACCTTCCAGTGACATTATAAGAATGCCTGAAATTGGCACTTTCCAGAGTTCAGAGCACTACTATGCTACGGCTTTCCATGAGTTAACTCATTGGACTAGCGACAAAAAGCGTTGCGACAGAGACATCAGCAAAGGCCGCTTCGGGAATCCTGAATACGCTTTCGAAGAACTAGTTGCAGAACTAGGTGCGGCTTTCCTATGTTCAACGCATGGAATCGCTGGAGATTTACGTCACGCTGGCTATATTGAATCCTGGCTTAAAGCACTGAAAAACGATAACAAGGCCATTTTCAAGGCCAGCGGCCTTGCACAATCTGCTGCTGATTATGTGCTCAATTGCAAAATATCTGAAGAAACTGAATTGCTGGCAGCGTAAAGCATTACCGGCCTGGCAGTTCCAGGCTTTCCCTTTATTGGAGATTAGACAATGAAAAACTTACAGTATCTTTGCATCTTTGCCGGTATCGTTTTGACTGCTATTGGCACTCTAACTGGCATCTTTGAACCGCTTGAAGCGTTGATCTATGCGGTTTTCTATGTTGCGGCGGCACTTGTTACTACTTGCCAAAAAGAGATTTTTTAACAATTTAAGACGTTTTTCTACTAGGCCGGTACTTTCCTACTATCGGCCTATTTTTTCGGCTTATAGGCCGTTTTAAGGGGGTTTAGTATGGCAAAACTTAAAGATTCACTGATTGTTGCAGATGAGATTAAACAAAAACAATTACCCGATATTGACATTGAAACAATTATTGATTGTTTAATGGACGGGATAACCGCTTTCCGCTTAATTGCAAAAACGTCAAAAACAGAAGATCGTCATTACTTTGAAGATAAAGCCGAAAAACTATTCCAGGTTGCAGCCTATTTACGATCTTTGGATTAAAGCCGTTTTAAGCCGTTCCAGGCCGGTGGTGGTATCTTTCCATCTCCGGCCTTTTTTGCGGCCTCCCAGACCCCTTAAAACCCGTTTAAACCGCATTGCCACCAGGAGGATGAGCCATGAACCACAAACACAAGTTATCTGTAGTCGATTTTTCTCCCACGCGCGCGCGTCAGCAAGAAGGCGAAGCTGGCAGCAAAACCGTTAAACCCGCGCCTGACCCGAAACCGACTAGCATCCTGGATGCCAGGTTTAACTACACAAGTTCGTCAGCAACTGATCTCCGAGCCAAGTTCAAAGCGATGGGATTCAAAACCCCAAAACCCAAGAAACCCCAATTCGGAAAATGACCTGCTTAATTTTTAAGCAGCCTAATATATGTTTTTATATGGGAGAAATAATATAAAAGAGATGACAGTACTACGATAAGTAGTACTAAGGAATTAACTAATACAGTAGTACTAATACAGAATCCTACTATATACCTATATAACCAAGAATCGTGCCAGGTATAGTTATCCTCTACTTATCCACAGGTAGGTGATTGCGTTTTTTGTAGTTGTCTGCTTCAGTGATGACCTGAAGATTTGACGGAACATGAAGGCCAGAAACAGTTTTCCCGCGCAATGGAATGATGTGATCGACAACCATTTTGATGCCCAATTCCTTTGTCAGATGTTTTGCAGTTTCATACATTCCGGCAATAGCCATCCAATCATTTTGATTTAGCCAGGCTGGAACGTGCATGGATGGGATGTGCGAGTTTTGAGGGCGCTTCCATTTGTTTTCCGCAACCTTCTTTCGGTGGCATTCCTTGCACCAGGAACACAGTCGATCTTTAGTTGTCTGTCGCGGATAGTATTGGTCAAGGGCTTTTTCGATACCGCACTTGCTGCAAGTTTTCATGGCATCACCTTTAGGATAATCGGATAATTAGTTTATCCTAATGAGATTAAACAATCCATAGTAATTATTCATTGGAAATAGTTTGACGTTGTAGTAATGTTGTTACCGTGCAATTTCGCACAGATGAGAAACCGAAAGGGGATTCGTATGGCCTACCTTAAAGACATAAAACTCTGTATTGATTGCGAGTTTTTTGGCACACCACAAGGGCAGCGTGACCGCTGCTTACAACCTTCCAGAACACTGATTCACCCCGTCAATGGGGAAGAACTCTACCCACTGGCATTTACTGAGCGCACAGGATTGTCCGACGATTCATGCGGCAGTAAGGCCAAGTATTTCATCCTGAACTATGACGCAGCAGTCGAGCGCGAGAAACGCCGCCAAGAATTCGAGGAGGCTATGCGCGATGCCCCGTCAATCTAAATTACCTGAAGGGATGAAGTCTCAGGACGATCTCCAGCGCGTTATAGACCGTCTGACAGCCGTTCTTGAGGATGAATGCGGGGATAACCTGGGAGCCTGGGGAGCCGTGACTATGGTCTTGCTGACGATCATCTGCGACATTGCCCACGCCGATATTCAGGAAGTCGCAGATTCCCTAAAGAAAATCCAGAAAGGCAGGATGCAATGAAATACATCGGCAAAGCTATTGCAGCCGTAGGTTTCTGCGCGATAGGAATGTGGGGTTATACGGTTGATATAGAGCATTCTGGGTGGCTAATCTTTGTTGCCATTCTGTGCATCCTTTAGGGGAATTACATGAAGAAAGCAATTATTTTTTGGGTTTTGCTAGCAAACCTGAATTTTTGTTATGCAGAGGAATGGATGGAAACCACCAATGAAGCTGGCGGGAAAATCCTATTTATCCAAACCCTCTGTTCCGGCAGCACCACAGGCCGGATGGTGATTGCGACCATGCGGGATGGCAACACTATTCATGGATGCTGGTGGTATTTCGCCGATATGGTTCACGTTGTATGGGAAGGGCAGAACGGCAAGACCTCTGCCTACGATCCTAAAACTTTGAGTTATAGGAAAACGCCATGACCATCACACTAACACGCGAGGAAGCGCAGCAGGTGCTGGATGCGTTGCTGGCTGTGTGGAAGATGGACAGAAACACAAAGCACAGCGAAGCAATCGAAACCCTCCGCGCCCGACTCGCACTACACGACATGAACAAAGCAGCAGAACAAAATGGAGAAATGTTATGACAAGTCCTAATCAATCTGATTTTGCACCCGAAGTCCGGCGCTCTGCCTGGTGGTCAGGCGATAGCCGGAAAGCCGCTAACGGCAAAGCTGCTGACGTTATTCTGGAAAAGCAGGGCAAGAAGGACATTCCTGATCTATCTGGCATTGAGGAAGTCCAGATGGGTAAAGTGATGGAACCCACCATTGCCAGACTGTTTCAAGACAAACACCGGATAGAACTCAAGGACGCAGACTATGCACTATCACATCCCACTGAGTCGTGGCTACGCTCTCACTTTGACTACATCAGTGCAGATGGACGCACACTCGTTGAATGCAAGAATTACAACATGGGCGTTATGTCTAAGTTCGACGAAGAAGCAAACCTGGTTCCTGCTGCTGATCTGGCGCAACTTATTCACGAAGCAGCGGTACATAACGTGGAGCAGATATACCTTGCAGTCCTGTTCGGAGGACAAAAGTTCCGTACCTACCATTTCACCATTACAGAGGAAATGAAGACTGAGTTGATTCAGGAGATGGCGAAGTTCTGGTCTTATGTCGCAACCAACACCACGCCAGAACCCGACAGCCTGGATGCAGCCAAGATCATCTACCCAACAGATAACGGACAAACCCTGACCGCTACTGAGTCCGTAGAGAAAGCCTGTGCCATTCTGCGCGAGTACAAAACCCGCATAAATCAACTCGAGTCTGAGTCTGAGCAGATAGAACTAGCCATCCGTAATTTCATGGCAGACAAAGCCAATTTGATTGATTTGGGCGGCAAGGTACTGGCTACCTGGAAGTCTGCCAAGTCATCCCACAAGTTTGATGCAAAGTTGTTCCAGCAAGCCATGCCTGACATCTATGAGAAGTTCGTTGTTGAGATGCCAGGTAGCCGTAGGTTTTTGCTGAAGTGAGGTATCCATGCACATATTGAACAAGCAAGAAGATGTTTCGTTATATCCGTACATAAAGGGGTCTGTTACTTACAGCTACGACACTTGCCCTACTTGCCATCAACACACAAGCAAAATGGCATCTGGTGAACCGCGTTGTCAGGCCACTGTATTAACTAAAAGAAGTTGCATAAATGTTGGTGCAGAGCGTTTTTATGGAATTTTTTATTTTTACGCCCAATGTCATTGCAAGGCATCTGAGCAAGTAAATGATGTTTGGTATTGCGGCATTCATTCTAAGAAGCACAAAACAGGAGATGAGAAATGAGTAACTTAGTACCTGTTCAAGATATTGAGCGCATGGCATTAGCCGTTGCCAAGTCCGGCCTGTTCGGAGTCAAAACCGCCGATGAAGCTATGGCATTGATGCTAATAGCACAGGCAGAAGGGCAACATCCTGCTATTGCTGCGCGTGACTATCACATCATAAAAGGCCGTCCGGCATTGAAAGCAGATGCGCTACTCGCCCGTTTTCAAGCTGCTGCTGGCAAAGTGGAATGGAAGGAGTACACAGACAATGTGGTCACTGGTGTGTTTAGCCATCCTTCTGGTGGCAGTATCACTGTTACATGGACAATATCGCAAGCGCAACAGATTGGACTTGTTCGCCCCGACAGCGGATGGGTTAAGTACCCGAGAGCCATGCTTCGCTCCAGGTGCATTAGCGAGGGCATTAGAGCCGTTTATCCAGGTTGTGCCGTTGGTACATACACAGTCGAGGAAGTCCAAGACTTTGACGATAAGCCGACAAAGGCTGAATCACCTAAGGTCAAAGATATGGGAGCCGCAGAGATCGTTGAGGAGATCAAACAGGCCAAGGAAGTAGGTGAGGGTTTTTTGCCGCTTTACATTCCAGGTCAGGAGGAGCCATACGATACAGCGGAGAGTTTGTCCGCTTGGGAGACATCCTTCTACGCAATGATAAATCGCGTCAAGGCAGGAAAGATGGATGACAAAACCAAGTCTGACAAGCTGAAGGCATTTAAAAAGGCCAATCAGCAGATTATCGAAACGATGGGCAATGAAAGCAAATTAGCCGTATTAGAAGCCGTAAACACATTGGAGATCAAATGAAGACACATAACTCTGAGCCTGGTAAAGGCGTACTGTTCCAGAACGACAAGAAGACATCCCCAAGTCAACCTGACTACAAGGGCATGATTACCTTGGATCGTGACTTTAAAGCTGGTGAGCAGGTCAAGATTGCCGCCTGGAAGAAGGCCACAAGAGTAGGTGAACTCATCTCTATGGCGCAGGATAACTGGGTTCCTGATCCTAACTGGAAGGCTAACCGTCCAGCGCCAGAAGCCACACTCAAGAAGCCAAATGAGTTCAATCCGTTTAAAGATGACGAAGTGCCGTTCTGATGGCTAAGTCTAGTCCTACACAAAGAAGTCTTGAGTATCTGCGGGAGCAGGGTTATTTCTGCGCGATAGTGGAGAAGTGGAATAGCTTTACCAAGCAGCGGCAGGACTTGTGGGGCTGGTGCGACATCCTGGCTATTCGCAAGAACGAAGTGTTAGCGGTTCAAGTGACTAGCACAGGTGTCGCAGAACGGATTAAGAAGATTCAGGATTCACCCACGGTTGCGTTTGTCCGAGATGCCGGTATCAGAATTGAAGTACACGGATGGCGCAAGAATACTAAAGGCAGATACGTTTTGAGAGTGGAGGATATTTCATGAA